AAGGAGGGGAATGCTCTAGCGACACTCAGCTCCGCCGCTGTTGCTTCTCCTGTCTTGATCTTATTCAAGAGGTCCTGAGCCACCTCTCGGTGCAGCTCCTCAAGAAGTTCGTTCATCGATAGATACCTCCAACAACGCTGACGAGGATACCCGCCAAAGCCCCTGCGATAGCCGCAGCTCCCATGAGCCACGACTTCGACTGCTCAAGCTCCCGCAGTCTTTTGTCATGTCGTTTCAACTCCTCATCATGTACGGCCTGTCGGGTAATCAAAGCATCCACTTTACCCTCAAGGCGGCCCAGCGCAATCAGTATCTCATTGTCCATCAAGTGGCTCCGAGTCTCGTGAACGTGAGGTACGTCAGGTTGAACGTGGAGTTCCCCTTGAGGTCTGCTCCGGAGTTCCCTGCGGACAGCTTCACCTTGATCTTGTTTTTAGTAACGTCCGTCACGTCGATCATGGACGACATGCAGAGCGTGTCATTCGTACCCGCAGAAGACACGGACCCCCAGCTCTGAGCAATACGGACCTCCGTGCTCGCCCCAGATCCTGTCGTAGCAAACAGATCCGCAGCGATTACAGCCACGTCTCCGCTGTTTTTACTGACCCTGCCGTGGAACTCTACGAGCCACTTGCCCGTGTCTGGGAACGTGTAGACGCCGCTGGCCTGAGTGAGGTTCACTCCGACACCCGTTCCCTGAACAGACGTATCTGCTTCCTCCCAAGTGTTCGCCACGATCGCTTCTGAGGTGCCGATCGCGAAGTCAACCGTGAGCCGCCACTGACTTACGTACGACGGCAAGTAGTGATCGTCGAGGTTGCCCTCGGAGTTGAGGATCGCCACTTTGTTTGCCGAATCGCTTCCGGGTTTACTGGTTGGGTTTGCTGTCGCCTTTTCAGTGGAGATCACGATGCCGTCAGTCATCCCTGCTTTGATTTTAGTAACCATTGGTTTCTCCTATTAGGCCCAGTACTCGGTTGCTGAAAGAAGCGACATGCCTCGACGATGCCACCCGCCCTCAGCCGCATCGAAGTCGCTATGGATTCCGAGGTGTACGTCGTCAATGTAGTTGTTAGCAAAGAACACGTGGAAAGTCAGTGTTGATCCAACGTCTCCAGCTTCCACGGTGTACAAGTAGGAAGCGTGCTGGGCAGCTTCAGATCCGTGCTGATCTCGACTGCTATCACTCTCGTCGTTAGTAAGCGAGGTCGATCCGGCAGGAGTATAGATGCTGGTAGCGTTTGAGGCGTTGTAGTCCGGCCTGCCGTTCTCCCCGGCCCCTCTCGCCCTCAGTATGGTCGCGTTGCTCAAGTCCGACCCCGAAAACTGCGAAGCCGTAAGAGGCGCATCGCTTTTCGTTTTACCGAATAGCAAGTGCCCGTACGGGTTTGAAGAAATTATATGGCTGTCAAACCTCAGTTCAATCTTGTTCCCCGCCAGTTTCGGGGCAATAGAAACTTCAAAGAACACGCGCTGAAAATCCGATCCCGAATCCGCCGTATCCCCAAACGTGGATTTACGTTGAGTACTCGTAACTCGCAGGTAATCCGTAGCTACTCCCGCAGCAACCTCGGCTTCTGTCGTTCCGTCACTGACGAGGTACAGCCTACAGACAGTGCTTACCGGGCAGTTCGCTAGCTGATACGGTCGGTCTTCTTGAAAGAATACTTTCTGAACGAGTCCACCGGGCTGCTTGATGTGTCCTGTCGTTGTCTCGATATTGCCTGAAGCTAGAGTTATGTTTCCTGTAGACAGCGTGATATCGGAGTTATCGTTCAGTGCAATGTCAGCTCCTCCGGACACTGAGATGTTCCCTGAGAAGTCTGATGCACAATCAATGTCAACCTCGCCGCCTCCCTGAACTGCCAGCTCTCCCGCTGAAACAGTCACTGCCGGTGCGCTGAGTGACGCCGAGGACGTGATCGCTCCCGTCGCTTGAATCCCACCCGCAGTGGTCACATTGCCGCCATAGTCAACCTTGTGAACGCTGGTGCCGTTCTTGTGAATCTCAAGGCTGGACTGGCTGTCGGAAACGGAGGACTGCCCCGAGACGACTACCTGACCGAAGTCATCGTTAGTCCCGCTGTTGATGTCTTGGCGAACCTCGACACCCGCAGTGTTGCCCGTGCTGTAGTCTCCGACTTCCACAGCGTTCTCAGTCGTCGAGCTACGCAGCTCGGTCTGAGAAGCCTGAGTCCCCGTGGTTCCGACTTGCAGCTTCCCGTCATGAGTGAATGCTGCGAGGTTAGTCCCGCTGGAGTTCTGGATCTCCATAGTGTTCTGGGTCGTCACCCCGTCGCCTGTCTTGACCTTCATAGCTGGCCCGGTGCTGTTCGAAATGAACGGCTGGATCGCTTGGTTTCTGGAGGCTCCGAAGTTCCTGACCTTCACCTCGCTGCTGCTTGTGACCGCGCTTCCGGGGTTCAAGATCGTGAGGCGGACGCTGTCATCGGCGTTGACCGTGATCGTGTAGTCGTCAGCAGGATGCTGAAGGACTCCGTCCAGCTCTACGAGGAACGTCTTCGCCTCCGTGGAGGTAGGCGCTGACGAGAAGTCGTGGAAGAAGTCGTTTCCTGACTGAGTGAAGTTGGACCCTATCGTCAGGGAGAACGCCTCTGGACTGTTGATGTTCTCAACGCCCCCTGCTGCAATCGCATCCTGAACGAACTGAAGGTTCGCCGCGTGGTGGCTGGTCAGCGGGGTCGCGACGTTCTTGATGATCTTACCGCTCGCATCGAGACGGTCATCCGTGTCCAGAGGGAGCGACCCAACGCCCTTGTCAGCCTGCTCTTGGAGAGCAAACAGTAGCTGCTTGTTCTGAGAGTTGAGGTCGCTGGACTTCAGGACGGAGCCGTCGCTGAACGTTCGCGTGAGGGAATCAATAGGAGTCGTCCTGCTGATCCTCACCGTATCTCCGGAGGCTGTGACGTACACAGACCCAGACGATCCATATTTAGCATCACTGATGCTGACGGTGACCGTGGGGCTTTCAGTGACCGTGATGTCTGCTGCATCGACGGTGTAGATGACTCCCGTGGCCGCCGACGTGATCGTCACGCCGAGGTCGGTGGTCAGCAGGAACTCAAGACTCACCGACGAGAATACAACCTGATTACCCGTCAGCGTAATATCAACATAGCTATTAACGCTCATAGTTTCTCCTAATTAGTCTGGGGCAAGCCAGTCATATTGATTCCCCCGTCGAGTAGCTGCTTGATTCCGGGGAGGTTTGTAAACGGTAATGAAAACACGGTGTCTCTCACATTCTTCTGGGTCACCTCTCTGTCTGGCTGAGCGACCCCTCTGGCTATGCCGAAGACTCCTCTGGACAGTCGGTCTGCTGCACTGAACGCAGCCGTGCCGGTTACGAATGACGAAGGAGTCGGAGTAGAGCCACTTCCGGATGTCCTTGCGTTCCTTCCGAATATGGCATCGCCTCCGAATGCGGTAGAGACTGTATCTGTGAGAGCTAGGAAATACGACGAGTAGGAACTGCGGAACAGCCCCGACTTTACCTGCCGATCAAGCGTGAGGTTCTCGTTCAAGTACTTTTCTCTTTCCGTGCCCGAGAAAGCGGTGGACCTGAGGTTCGTGAGGATGTTGTATCCCAGAAGCCCGAGGCCCACGGAGCCCACGAAGTTCACCGCTTCTGAGGCGTCACCTCTGGCTACTCCGGCAGCAACCTGCTTGCCCTTGGACGCCATCATGAACACCCTGTACTGCGTAAGCAGCTTGACGACTAGGTTGCCGCTCATCCACTTCGGAAGCTCACCGATCGATTGACGCTGCACCATGTTGTCAACGGATCTCCTGACAGCAAGCACCACCATGTCGTAAGCGTGAACGTCGTCGATCTTCTCGAAGTTGATGTCCATCACCTTGTACTTGCCGAACAGCCCGGGCCTTACTTCAACGACTCCGGGTTTCGCGAGAGCATCGAACACGCGCTTTGCTTGCTCCTCATTCAGGCCAAGCTCCGCCATGCGCTCCTTATTGTTTCTCCAGAACGTCTTGTTGAGAACAGGCTTCCCAGCTTTCAGGTCATATGCCTGATTCACAAAGCTCTGGAATGTCGCCTTGGTAGCCCATCGACGCAGGAACGTGTCCATGGGAATGATTCCTAGGGGCATGACCATCGAGGCGTTACGGCCTTTCTCAATCAACCCGACAGCTCTCGTGTGGTCGTCGTTGAGTTCGTCAAACCTTCGCAGGACGTGCTCTCCTCTCAAGTAGTCCCCGCCGCATCCAATGTGAGTTTCGAGTTCGGCCATCGTCTTGTCCAGAAGCCTGCCGTCTGGTCCTCTCAGTCCTCGCTCTCCGGTCACTCCCATGAAGAACGTCTTGAGTATGTCACCTGCGTCAAGCCGTCCCTGTAAAGCTGCCGCGATACCGGGACGTACCATGATGTTCGCTATTTCAGGAAGCTGCGCGAGGCCGAGCAGAGTGCCGAACGTTGACTGTACGAGGGCCTGAGCCGTGACTACCAGCTTCACGGTTTCGCGACTAGCCTCGTACAGCGGGATCCCGAGGAGCCTGTTGAACGTCTTTTCCAGAGCGTCTCTTGCGTAGGCGGCGTCCTTCTCGTCCAATCCCTTGATGGACTGTGAGATGATCTCTTCAACGTCCGTGCCCTCATCGAAACCAAGAGCCCGGACAACCTTCAAGTATTCCGTAGCTCCAAGGGCCGTGTGCGTGTAAGAAGACGATATTTCATCGATATTCCGATCAAAGAACTCGTCGATGTGAAGTGACACATCACCAAGCTCGTCGCTGAAGTTCTCATCAAGCTCGAATCGACTTCTCTGGAACGACAGCATGTACCGCTGCTCCGTCCCTTGATACCCGAGAGCCTTGATAACATCGTCGATCATCTCGTCATCAATGTCTGCGTTGATCTTCTGCGCGTCTGCTCTGATCTGCTCTTTGACTCGTTGCAGATGTCGAACCGTTGACTTGAAGTTTCGATGAGCCGTGGGGTCCATACCGAAGCTGACGATTCTCTTGGCTGCGAGTCGCGAGAAGCTCTCGTTGAACTCGATACCCTCTCGGAGCGCGTGGCTTCTCAGCGACTTGACGAAGAACTCAGTTATCGCGTCGGTAGCCTCGTCCTCCGTCATACCCTCCGCCATCAGCCTGTCCTTCTGAGCAATGAACCTGCTGTTCTTGTATTTACGACGGAAGAACAGAGTCGGATCTGGGTAGTCGTCTCCCAGAAGATTCGCTTTCTGAAGTCGCTTCAGCAGCTTGTTGTTGAGCCTGCGGACAGCAAGGACTCCCTGTCGAATCTCATCCGAAAGTTCTTCGACGATCGTGTCAGGGTCTGTGAGGGCTCTGACGACCTGAATGTCATACTCAGCGTGAGTACCTCCCTGCTTGATGAAGTTCCTGCGTGGCATCAGAAGGGAGCGGTGAAGCTCTCCCATGAGCTGCTCGCGAGCTATCTCAACTGCGCCGTATGCGTTGACACCTCCCGATCTTGGCTGCTGCATCGTGAGCGTCACGACCCTCGACAGCAGTGGGACTTGGTTAGCCATCCCCATGAGAACCGTCGATTGAGCTGTGAATATCCGATTCAACGTCCGACCCAGCACAGGCACGCCGCCCTCAACGAGAAACCCGAGTGCTCCGCGTCGTCCTCTTTTGTCTCGCTCGCCAGCCACGGTTCGTCGAGCCGCATCGTCCGCGTATATCGCGTAGTCATCGCTGTTGACATCGATCGCTCTCACGCCGTCCGCTTCTTCAAGCTCCGTGATCTTGAGGTCTATCGTGGTCTCAGGATCATCCATCCGGCCCAGCTTGCCGATCTTGAATCGGTTCTGAGTCGGGCTGAAGAACGCTTCGACTGACCCGTCATCCTTCTCAAGCTGCTTCTTGATCTTCTTGAATATGCGGCTTCTGAGCTGGCCCGGGGTATCGCTGTTCCTGACTTTCACTTCCAGCTTCTTCGCCACCTTCCGGAGGCTGTGCTTTGCCATACTGTTCAACGCGCTCTGGGCGACAGCCAAGGCTTCCCCGAACAGTTCTTCATTGTCCTCAGATTCCGCACGTTCAGCGATTCTCTTATTGGCGATCTCTTCTCTGATCTCAGCAACCTTGAGGCGCTTTCCTGCTCTCGACGCCGGGATACCGAGTCGCTTTCGCTCAGCGTTCAAGGCGACCCCCTTGAGCTTCTGCACGGAGTCACGAAGAGCTGAGATCGTGTTCACCCTCGTCATCGGCTCACTGATGTTAAGCTCGGCATCGGCGGCCTGCTTTTTGAGCTGAGCAGCCAGATCCTCTCTGCCCGCCTTGCTCGCAGCCTCTGCGACTTCTCGTGCGGCGCTTGCGGTGGCTTTCGCATCCACAGCTCTCCTGATCTCGGTGAGTCCGGGGAACGCAGCTCCAAGCGCACCACCAGCAACTAGGCTGGCTCCCAGTGCGAAATACAGGTCAGTCTCCGTGATGCTCTTGTCGAGCTTCTTTCGGATCAGCTCCATTGGAACGTCTACCGCCAGAGCGGATCCAGCCATCTTCAGCAGTCCCCTCATCCTCCTGAGTTTGGACCCTGCCGTACCCACGCCTGCAATGACTCCCCCTACAGGTCCTGCGAATGCTGTCCCTGCTGCGGCTGCTCCTGCTGTGATCGCTGCTGCTTCTCCGCCGGATACGAGGAGCGTTGCTGCCAGACCTGAGAGAAGCCCTCCCGTGCCTCCCTCGAACATCCGCTTTCGTCGCCGCTCAGTCACTTCTACGTCTCTGACCTCGTCAAGAAACTCGGTGAGGTTGACAGGCCGTGAGTCGATGATGCGCGTCATCGCTTCTTCTGGAATACGGTCCTTGTACTTATTTCTCAGCTCATCAGTGACTCGAAATGACGGATCAGCGAAGTAATCCGGCCTCGACACGTATCTGTAGAACTGACCCGTCAGAGTTTCTTGATCAGCCGCAGTCGCGAGTTTCTGTCCGAATCCCATCGGTCCTGTGGGGCGGTAGATCTCGTCCAGAGTCTTGTAAGGAGATTCTGCGAGATCTAATCGGCTTCCGAAGTCGGTGAGGAATATCTGACTCATGGTTATCAGTCTCCAAAGCCTAACGCTTCAGCCACGGACGAAACCGCTGAATTCACCTTATCAAACATAGCGTTGGCAAACGCTGCGCCCTCGCCTGACGAGGCTCGCTCTCGTGCGGTGTCTCCTGCGCCCGTGAAGCTGACAGGGGTCGGCGGCTCTACGATCTGCTCAATGCGCTCGTTAGTCATCGAGATGATCATGTCCATAAACCCTGCCTCGTCTTTTCTGTCGATGTTCTCTCTGAATACTTGCTCAAGAATCTCGTTTCGCTTTCTTGCCGCTCGTGCCAAGTATTCCGCAGTCACATCCACTTGAAACTTCACCAGCTCACCGCTTCCTGCGTCTCTCGTTCGGATATCGACGATGTCCATCTTTGCTCCGGGCCTGTACTCTTTGCCGTCCTGACGAGCAAGGTGAGCGGCGTACTCCTTGAGTCGCGTTTCTTGACCCTTGTCCTTGCTGATTCTTTTTATCGCAGCTCCGCCGACGAGCAGTGTTCCTAAGACCTGATCAGTGACTCCGCCCGCGAACACTGTACGTCTTGGAAGAGCTGCCTCTACGATATCGCTATCGCCCCTCAAAGATCCTCGGACCTCGTCTCCGGTTCTCGAAATTGCTCCCTGAAGACGCCTGATGTTTTCAGCGTAGTATTCGTCAAGACTAAAACGGGCGACGTTCATTCCTTGAAATTCAACCACGAATTCACTGCCTTCTAGGTCAAATCTCAGTTCTTCAGGATTCTCGTTGATCTGTTCTGATAGTCCAGATGCTTCAATCTGCTCCTGTATGAAGGTAGGAGCGGAGCCGGTTCTCCTGTCCTGTTCAAACCCGCCGTTTGCGAGCCTCACAGCAAGCTCAGCCTCAGTCTCGGGCAAAGCATTCAGCTCAGCCTGACTCAC